AATTTATTGTATTAAATATAACTAATTATATGAAAGCGACAGATATGTTAAACAAAGTAAAAGAACTTGTTGGGATTGAATTAGAAACCCAAGAAGTAAAATTAGCACAAGCTACTTTGGAAAACGGAACTGTTATAGAAAGTGAAGATTTCGCAGTTGGTAGTGAAGTATTCATTGTAACAGAAGATGAAAAAGTAGCACTACCTGTAGGCGAATACACCCTTGAAGATGGCGAAATGCTTAAAGTTGAAGAGGAAGGTATTATCGCATCTATAGGAAAGGCAGAGGAAGAAGCACCTGCTGAAGAAGAAATTGAAGCATCGGAGGAAGAAGTTTATGCAACAAAAGAAGAAGTTGCTGAACTTAAATCTATGATTGAAGAAATTAAAGCAATGCTTGAACCTAAAGAGGAAATGAGTTCAGAGGAAACTACTGAATTAAGTGAAGAAGTTAAAGAAGTTAAAGAAATAGAACTTTCTATTGAAGAACCAATAGCTAAAGTGACTCACAATCCTGAAAGAGAAGAAAAAGTTAATCTTAATCTATATGGTCAAAAAAGAGAAATGACTACCGCAGATAGAGTATTATCTAAAATAGCAAACATTAAAAAATAAAAACTAATAATTAAAAAATGGCAACAACTACATCTATTACAAGTACTTATGCAGGGGAGTTTGCAGGACAATATATTTCTGCTGCCCTTTTAAGTGCTTCAACTATTGAAAACGGAGGGATTACAGTTAAACCTAACGTTAAATTTAAAGAAGTAATCAAGAAAGTATCTACTAATGACATCGTAAAAGACGCATCTTGTGACTTTACTGCTACTTCTACTATCACTCTTACTGAAAGAGTTTTACAACCTGAATATCAGCAAGTAAACTTACAACTTTGTAAGAAAGACTTTATCTCTGATTGGGAAGCAATACAAATGGGGTATTCAGCACATCACAACCTACCTCCTTCATTCTCTGATTTCTTAATTGCTCACGTTGCAGCAAAAGTTGCTCAAAGAACTGAAAACTCAATTTGGGCAGGTTCAACTGCTACTTCAGGTCAGTTTGATGGATTTTCTACTACTCTTGCTCTTGATGCTGCTTTACCAAGCGGACAAGAAGTTGCAGGAACTACAGTAACTGCTTCTAACGTAATTACTGAATTAGGTAAAATCGTAGATGCTATTCCTTCTGCACTTTACGGAAGTGAGGACTTAAACGTTTATATATCTCAAAATATTGCTCGTGCTTATGTTCGTGCATTAGGAGGATTTGGTGCTTCAGGTTTAGGAGCAGCAGGTACAAACGCAATGGGAACTCAATGGTGGAATAATGGTTCACTTTCTTTTGACGGTGTTAAATTATTCGTAGCTAACGGTCTTGGAGATAACGTAGCTATTGCTGCTGAAAAATCTAACCTTTTCTTTGGTACAGGTCTATTAGCTGACCACAACGAAGTAAAAGTATTAGATATGAGCGACCTTGATGGTTCTGATAACATTCGTGTGGTAATGAGATTTACTGCAGGTGTTCAGTATGGTATTGTTGAAGATATCGTAACTTACGGTATTACCAACTCTGCTAACTAATAAAAATAATAACTAACTTAAAGAGGGTAGGTGGTAACTAATCTGCCTACCCTTTTTTAATACTTAAAAATATGGCTTGTGATTTAACTAAAGGTAGAAAAGAACCCTGTAAAGATGTAGTTGGCGGTCTAAAAGCAGTTTATTTTACTGATTTCGGAGATTATGGAACAGTAACACAAACTAATGACGAAATTACAGATATGTCAGGAACTTTTACTGCCTATAAATATGAATTGAAAGGAAATAGTAGTTTTGAACAAACTATTACTTCATCAAGAGAAAACGGTACGACTTTCTTTGAGCAAACTCTTAATCTTACACTTAAAAAATTAAGCAAAGAGGATAACAAAGAATTAAAACTTATGGCATATGGCAGACCTCACGTTGCAATAGAAGATTACAACGGAAACGTATTTGTTATGGGTCTTGAACACGGTGCTGAAGTAACAGGAGGTACAATTTCTACAGGAGCAGCAATGGGTGACCTATCAGGTTATACTCTCACTCTTTCTGCACAGGAATTGAAACCTGCTAACTTTGTAGCATCTCCTACAAGTGCTGACCCATTTGATGGAATGGCTTCTGCAACTGTAACTATTACAGAAGGAACAAACTCTTAATAGAGTATAAACCGAGTATTCATTTGTTAAAGAGGGTGGCAGAAATGTTACCCTTTTTTTATGTTTTAAAATAACAAAAAACAAAAAATATTATTGTATAAATATGATAGTATTACAAGAAAGTGCTTCGGCACAAAATATTGATTTCATTCCAAGAACTTTTACAAGCGGTAACACCTATAACGTTACAATAGTGAATGAAACAACTAATACAGAAGTGCATAACGTAGATACTACAAGTATAACTGAAAACTTGTATTATAACCGTTATAATGCTACTTTTAACCTAAAGCAAGATGTTACATATAACCTAACTATAAAAAGTGGGAGTGATGTAATATTTAAAGATAAAATATACTGTACTAACCAAACTGATTTAACAGCTTATACAGTAAATCAAAATGAGTATATTTATAACGATACAGATAACGAGTTTATTACTTTATAATGGATAATTTACATATAGTTAATTTAGCTTCCTACAACCGACCTAAAATAAGCGAGGATAAAAACCGTGATTGGGTAGAGTATGGGGAAGATAACGATTACTATTCTTACCTTATAGACCTTTATACCAATTCAACTACAAACAACTCAATCATTAATGGAGTTGTAAATATGATTTACGGTAAGGGGCTTGATGCGTTAGATAGTAGTTCAAAGCCTGATGAATATGCAGCAATGCGTTCAATCTTCAAAGATAGTTGTTTACGCAAAGTAGCATTAGACCTTAAACTTTTAGGAGAGGGTTCTTTTCAAGTACTTTACAAAAATGGTAAGGTTGTAGCTGCTGAACATTTTCCACGTCAAACATTACGAGCAGAAAAATGCAACGACAATGGCGAAATAGAAGCATATTACTATCATCCTAATTGGGTAAAAGTAAAGCGTAGTGATAAACCTCAACGTATAGCTGCCTTTGGTTTTGGTAATGGTAAAGAACCTGAAATTAAAATTATAAAAAAATATGTATCAGGATATGATTACTATTGTCCTGTAGATTATCAAGGTGGTTTAGCTTACGCTGAATTGGAAAGTGAGATAGCTGACTACTTAATTAATGATGTACAAAACGGATTTAGTGGCACAAAGGTTGTCAACTTTAACAATGGAGTTCCTGACCGCGAAAAGCAAATGCAAATCAAGAATGATGTAATGCACAAGCTAACAGGGGCAAGAGGCGAAAAAGTAATTATAGCTTTTAACAACAATGCAGAAAGTAAAACTACAGTTGACGATATTCCATTAAATGATGCACCTCAACACTACCAATACTTATCTAATGAGTGTTCAGCTAAACTAATAGTAGCACATAGGGTAACAAGTCCGTTACTTTTAGGAATCCGTACAGAAAACAATGGTTTAGGTTCAAATGCAGACGAAATAAAGACCGCTGCTTTACTTTTTGACAATATAACTATAAAACCTTACCAAGACTTAATTTGTGAGCATATAGACGATATTTTAGCGGTTAATGGTATTTCCCTTAAACTTTACTTTAAAACACTTCAACCATTAGCGTTTATTGAAACAGATAACGCAATTACAGACGAAGCACGTGAAGAAGAAACAGGAGTAAAACTATCTGCTACTTTTGATGACAATAAAATGTTTGACCTTTTAAATGAATTTGGAGAAGATGAAGATTTAGAAGGATGGGATTTGGTAGATGAAAGACCTGTTGATTATGACCAAGAGGAAGCATTAGATAAAATGATTGGATTAGCTTCAACAGGAAGTGCAAGACCAAATGCTAAAAGCGAACAAGATGCAGAGGTTGATAATATGAAATTTAAAGTTCGTTACCAATATGCACCTTTAACTACACAAGATAATTCAAGGGAGTTTTGTAAAAAAATGGTTGATGCTAAAAAGATATATCGTAAAGAAGATATTCAACAAATGAGCCAAAAGGCAGTAAATGCAGGATGGGGGTTAAATGGAGCGGCTACTTACGATATTTGGTTTTATAAGGGTGGAGGTGCTTGTCATCATTATTGGATGCGTAAAACCTATATGGCAAAAGATGTAACACCTGATGCTACTAACCCAAATGCAGAAATAAGTGTAAACAAGGCAAAGAAAGAAGGGTTTACTCCTGAAGTTAATGACCCAAAGGTAGCTAAACGACCTGTAGATATGCCTAATAAAGGATTTGTAAATAAGTAAGAAATGGCAGAAGCATTATTCATAACAAGAAAGGATTTAGTAAAATTTACTTCTGTAAATGGTAACGTAGATACAGACAAATTCTTACAGTATATTAAGATTGCACAAGATATTCATATACAAAACTATTTAGGAACTGACCTTTATAATAAATTACAAAGTGATATTGAAGGAAGTACTTTAGCAGGAGATTATTTAGCACTTGTAAACGACCATATAAAACCAATGTTGATTCATTGGGCAATGGTTGAGTATTTACCATTTGCAGCTTATACAATAGCAAATAAAGGTGTATTTAAGCATAGTTCAGAGAACGCTGCTAATGTAGAAAAGGATGAGGTTGATTTCTTAATAGAAAAAGAAAGAAACGTAGCACAATACTACACAGATAGATTCATTAATTATATGAGTTTTAATGCAAGTTCAAAGTTTCCTGAATACTACACCAATGTAAATGATGATGTATATCCTGACAAAGATGCAAGTTTTGAAGGATGGGTGCTTTAGGAAAGTATAAACCAAAACAGGAGAATGTTATAAAGTTAAAACAGTATTTAGCTTATATAACAAAAACACAAAAAAATAATTGTTATAATATAAAAGAAACTAAATGAGTTGGGGAGCAATATATTCAGAATCTTGGTGGGGAAATGCCAACGAAGCAAATGGTTGGGGTATTGTTTATCCTTTAACTGCAGGAGGTTCATATTTGACAGCTGATAACACCTCAATATTAGCGGATAGTAGTTTATATAAAGCAGATGCAACACAAATTTAAGAAATAAAAAATGGCACAACAAACAATCAACATAGGAGCGGTAGCGAATGATGGTACAGGCGACCCATTAAGAACCGCCTTTGATAAGATTAACGACAACTTTACCGAACTGTATAATGATGATGCAGCAGATGTAAACTCTGTAAATGGTCAAACAGGGGTAGTTACTTTAGATTCAGATGATATTTCTGAAGGTTCTACTAACCTTTACAACCAAACACACACAGGAGATGTAACAGGAGCAACTTCTTTAAGTATTGCAAACGATGTTATAGATTACGCTAAAATGGGTACTGAATTTACAACTGCTGCGGTTATATCTGCAAGTGATGTAGATTTTAGTTCTGCTGCGGTATTTACCAAAACATTATCAGCTAATACTACTTTAACCTTTTCAAACGTACAAACAGGTATGGTTAAGGATTTAGTAATCACAGGAAACTTTACTTTATCACTACCTGCATCTGTTAAAACAATCACAGGAACTTACGATGGAACAGTAAGTAACCTTATTCAAATAGTATCAACCAATGGCTCAACTGAACAATGGGCTACAATTTCACAAGAAGCATAATTATGATAGCAATACAACACGAAGGCGCAATAAAGAAGTTTTCCTCACTTCCTAAAGTATGGAAAGATGAGAATGGTGTACACTTAAATATTACCGATGGTGCAGCTTATGGATTCTATCAGGTTGTTACACCAAGCTATGATTCAGCTATACAATATTTAGGGGATTTAGAATGGGATGGAGATAATAATGTTTTTACATATCCTGTAATTGATAGAACATTTCCTCAAACAGTAGCTGAACTAAAAGAAAATAAAATAGCAAACCTTAAAAGTTTATACAATAGAAAATTAGCAGAAACAGATTGGTACATTATCAGAAGCCAAGAAGGTACTTCAGCACCACAAGAGGTGTTAGATGCAAGAGAGGCATTACGAACTGATTGTGCAACTAAAGAAGAGGAAATAAATGCACTTACCACAAAAAAGGCAGTAGTTTCTTATTCTTTACCAAACCTTGACTAATGGTAAATAAAAGACTTATAAATACAGGGGCAGCAGAAGTTCCTGCAGCATTTGACCCATACGCTAACTTTGAAACTGTAACCTATACAGGAAACGGAAGTACTCAAAAGATAACAGGGTATATTAGAAAGGGTGCTGCTTTTAATGGGAGTAGTAGTTATATACAAACTTCATCTGCTCATCAAACAACCTTTTCCTTATCCGCTTGGTTATATGCTGATTCAATATCAGAAGTAAATTGGTATGGCAGCAGAAAAGATAGCTCAAATCTGATTACTATTGGAATGGATGCGAGTGGTAAAATAAAAGTATTTAATAAAGTTTCTAATACTTGGAGTGGCTTTACTACTACTTCAGCACATATTACTGCAAATACTTGGCATCACGTTGTAGTTAATTTCACTTCTTCTGATACTAAAATTTATGTCGATGGTTCAGATATAAGTAATGACCATAATAATCATACAACATCTGAAGTTTATGGAGATTCATATATTGGAGCAACTAATACCACTACTATAGGGTCACATTGGAACGGAAAAATAGACCAAGTTAGAATCTTTGACAAAGCATTATCCTCTTCAGAAGTAACTACTCTATATGGAGAAACCTACGCAAGTAGTACTAAATCAACTACGGATATATTCGGAGATGGTTCAGGTGTTGCTTTATATGAGTTAGATGATAGTGCTAATGGTACAAGTCCTTCACAAAATGTAATAGAAACAAATCAACTTATAAATTTAAGGGCAATAAATTACACAAGTGGTTCTACTTGGACAGATATTTCAGGACAAAGTAATAATGCTACTTTAACAAACCCTACTAAACCCACTCCTGAATCTGT